CTGGGGCCAAGAAAGTGTCGCAGGCCGCCGGCGACGTTGAAACAAGCCTCTCTAACTACCAGAAGGCAGAAGCAGCACAGATCACCGAAGGTTCCAAGATTCTAGGTGCTGCGCGGGTAATCATCACGCGCACCAACTGCAACATCAATGGTGGGCCCGGATGCAAGGGACTGCTCCCACTTAGCCAGGACGCCGTAGCAGCCATCGCAGATGATGTTGATAAAGTGGCAGGCACCGCGAACACCTCAATCGAAACCTTGTCCGCCGCCGGGCAGAACAGCCTTGAAGCCAGCACGCGACTCTTAGAAACCGGACAAGAACGGCTGGCCGACCCGCGGATCGGGGAGATATTCGACCACCTCGACATAGCCACGCTGCACTTGGGAAATGCTTCTGTTTCTTTCGATGATGCCTCGGGCAAGGTGGACCATACTTTCACATACTTCGATAAGAAACTCACCACGCCGCTCGGATTCTGGAAGACAGCAGGCATGGGCTTGTTTCACATGATTCCCGCGGGTGCCGATGTTTACAGCGCCTACACACTTGGTACAGCTAACGTCGCCACGCAAGCCGCAATCAAAACCGTGAGCCGGAGGAGATTCCATGGCAAATAGCGACCCACGAAGGAAATCCATTCCCATCAACGCTAAGGGCGGTGCGTGGACTCCGATACCGCTGACTATCACCGCCAGTAAGGTTGAAGTCATGGAAGACCCTGCTTACAATAACGGCGCATTTCAGGGTCTTACGGGGTACTTCGTTGACACCCAGCCGCCGCAACCCGCGGGCGTGAATGCCCCGGCGCCAGCAGGACCAACACCGCCGGCAGCAATCCCTAATTATCAGTTCACATGGCTGCCGAACGACCAAGGACAAGAAGGGGCAGCCTATCAGCCTATCAAGTTTGGTGGTGGCGAAGGCGGTCGCGTTCATGGGGCATTTGCTGAGTATCCCGGCGCACAAGGAACCGTGATCCTCTGGTTGACAACCAACTCCCAAAACGCTGGTGGCGTTTTGCTTGAGGAATGGGCGTAGCGTTGAACTGGCCTTTCGTATCCCGTGCGCGCTTCGAAGACCTCCAGCAACGACTGGATGAGTCAGAAGCCGAGCGCAAAGAAGTCTGGTCGCGATTATTTGCGATGGCCGAGCAGGCCGCGACGGAACCGGCACCAGCGGTACCGACAGCCGAGCCTGGCGTCTCGCAAGAAAGTTTCACCACGCCATTTGACCGCATTGAGCGCAACTTCGACAAAGCGAATCGAGGCAAGAACATTCCCGCCAAGTTCAAAGCGAGGGCTCGCTAAGTGGCGACTCCAGGCGTAGGGATGCCCGGATTCACCGGCTTGAGTGACGCGCAGCAGCCGGGGAATAGTACTCAGAGTGTGGCCGCCATCGGGCCGCAGAATCCGTCACCCGGGACACCAGATAGTCCATTCTCGCTGAGTGGAGTTGTGAAGGAAGACCAGGACCAACTGGTAGGCATCCTGAGCGACTACCGCAACAGCTGGGCACAAGACCGCTTAGAGCGTATCCGGCAGTGGACAGAGAACGTCTTCTACTGGAAAGGCATTCAGGTCATCCGATGGGACACGGCAACAAACTGCTGGTATGACGCACTGGCCTGGGCACGCTCGCAGAACCAAGACAACGGCGAAGACACGGATCTTGAGCGCTGGATCAATCCCATTGTGCTGATGTTCTGCAACGTATTCTCGGGCACCATGAGCCGCGAAGTCCCGAAAGCCATTGTCAAGCCGCAGAACGCCGACCCAAGCCTGCAAGATACAGTCACGGCAAAAGCAGCTAGGGAAGCCATTGGCATTATTGAGCGCAAGAACCAGATTCGCAAACTCATCCGCTCAATCTACGAAATGCTGTTCCTTTTCGGTTGCTACTTCCGCTACACCCGCGCAGTAGTTGACGGCGAGATGTTTGGGTATGACGAAGTGCCGGAGTTCGAAGACATGGAAATCGTCTCCGGGCCGCACTATACCTGCCCGAATTGCGGAACTGAAACGCCAGCAACCTCGCCCGATGGCATGGAGTGTCCTGCCTGTGGGTCGTTCATGGGGCAGGAAAGCTACTTCGCAGCCGGCGAAGGGAATCGTAAGAGCCTCAGACAGTCAGGCGTGAAGAAAGTGCCCCGTGCGGGAGTGAAGTGGAATCTGATCTCCCCGCTTGAACTCGACGTTGACCCGAAATGCAAAGGCGATAAGCCGCTGGCACAGACACCGATCGCTTCCTACGACACAGAAATCGACTTCGGGGAAGCCTGCATGATGTTCCCCGCATTCCGTGAACAGATCGAGCCCGGTGCAGAGGTAAACACCACGGCAAATGCCAGCATGGAGAAGCTGTCACGACTGAACGTAGTGAGTGCTTTAGGTGGGATGACAGCGGACAACTCGCTGATGAATCCCACGTACTCACTGAACTGGATGCAGCCGATGTCCTACTTTAAAAAGAAGGACTGGGCATTCGCAGAGAGGATGCAGCAGAAGTTCCCCGACGGGCTTTTGCTCACCATGGTAGGCCCGGTTGTGGTTGACATCCGACCCGCGAAGCTTACAAAAGACCTGACCCACGCTGCCCTCTATACCAACCAGGGCGTTTATTGTGCGGCGCTAGCGAATACCGCCGTAAGTTTCAATGCCCGGTTTAATCGGGCAATGTGGATTCTGGACGACTGGGCAAGCCGCTGCTCGACCGGCATCAACTTAGCGAATGCTGGACTTGTTGACACCGAGAAGATGAGCGGCAAGCAACTGACGGCTGGAACGCTTACGCCGGTTCCGATGCGGCTCAATGGGCAGGCTATTCCCATGGACCAGATCATCGCGCACTTCGACTTGCCGATGAATCAGGCCATGTGGGGCTATCCCATGCTGCTAATGACGTTCTGTGAACTCATCATCGGCATTCCGCGACAGATTGCAGGCCAAGGCACTCAGGACGACGTAGAGACCCTCGGCGGCCAGCAGTTGCAGTTGCAGCGCGCGGCGACCGTACTTAAACCCTACTTCGAGAACGTAAAAGATGAAAGCGCCTGTGCGTCCCAGAATGCAATCGAGTGGTTGCAAGTCCTGATGAAGACCGGCTCCGTAAAAGAAATCAGTGACGTGATTGAAGCGAACGGCGGAGCCTATCAGAACAACAACGTGAAGTGGGATGAGATGCAGGGGAACGTCCAGTTTGTTGCGGACGAAGACCAGGACTTGCCAGTATCTCCCGAAGAACTTCGTGCCGCGATTGAGACCATGTTCGATGCGATGACCAAGGGGAATCAGGCGGCAATCGAATGGTTCAGCATCCCAGAGAATCAGGACACCGCACTGAGCACGATGCTTCCGGGAACAGTTTTGCCAGACCAAGCGCAGCAGTTGAAGACCGAAGCCGACATCCAGGAAATCATGGAGAAGGGCCAAGAAGTCAAGATGAACCCGGATGGCAGCGCCGGAACTCAGTTACCGGTTCACCCTGGGCGGCAAGAGAACTTCCCAGTAGCCAAGATGGTGGTACAGAGGTACATGCTGAACCACTTCGAAATCAGAACCGAGCAGCCGGACCGCTGGATATTACTCGATCAGTATTATGGAGAATTGCTCGATGCTGAGACAGCAGTCGGTCAAGACACCGCCCAGCGGCAGAGCAAGGTCACACAGGCTGCAGCACCACAGAAACAGGGACCGCCGCCTGAGATGTTGGCTCTCGCCCAGAAAGTTCAAGCGGCCGCAGCTGACATGATTGCTCAGTTGGAGCGGTTGTCTACCATCGACCCGATGCTTACCAAGGGTTCCATCGCAGGCCAAGTCTCCGCGGCGAAATCCGTGGCCGAGACAGGATTCAAAACGACAGAATTAGTAAGTGGAGCATCAGCTTAAAGGAGAATCGAAATGCCTGATCTTGCAACGCCGGCACCGCCCGCAGCACCGGCAGCTCCAGCGCCCAGCGCTCCGGCTCCCGCAGCACCGTCTACGCCCGCAGTACCTGCTACTCCAGCTACGCCCGCGACACCAGCGGTTCCAGCAGCGCCAGCGCCCGTCGCGCCCGCTGCCGTTGTCCCTGCTGTTCCGGCTGCGCCTGCGAAGTACGACCCTAAGACGGCCACTGAGCCGCCCAAGTCTTCTGACTATCCAAACACCCAGGAAGGCTTAAACGACTTCATCCACGCAAACTCTGAGTGGAGTACGGCGCATCCCGAGCAAGCAGAAGCGATTCGCGCGGCCAAGATTGCGGCTGAGGATGGCGTACAGCCCGAGGCGAAGCCTGCTGATGCCACTGCGGAAGCAGTTGCCAAAGCGGAAGGCGATAAGCCCGCGGAACCCGCGAAGCCTGCCGTGGCTGTTGCTACTCCCGCCATCATCGACGAGTGGACTGGCAAGAGCCCAGAACTCAAAGCAGCGTTTGAGAAGTCGCCAGAACTTCGTGATGCTGTCATGGGGATGGCACGCGAGAACGAAGCCGCGAAACCGATCCTCGAGATTGTCTCGACCAAAGAAGAGGCGCAGTTCGCAGTCGAGAACGCCAACCGCCTAGTCAGCCTCCAAGCCAACTGGATGCTTGGAGCCGACGATCCTGACATGCTGAACAGCGCATGGGATCAAACCGTCGAGATGTTCAAAGAGCGCGATGCCAACGGCGCAGAAGTGAAAGGCGCAGACGGCAAAGCGAAACTCGGAGCCGACTTCAAGCCGTTCGTGAGAAAAGCAGCGAGCACAGCAATGCAGGATATGGCAGATAGCGCCACCGCCCAGGTCGCGGCCATCGAAGCGCGACTCGCCGGAGTCTATCCCAACGACGAAGCCCGGACTGCGGACACTGAGGCTTTGGACAACGCGAAGTACGAGAAAGCAGCGTTCGACTTCGTGATGCACAAACTGAATAACCCCGAGGAAGGAGCGACGAAACTTCCTGCTCTACCGGCGAACGCAACGGATGAGCAAAAGGCTTTCCAGAAGAAACTGGAAGACCAGCAGCGCGAACTGGACTCAAGGACTGGAAAGAACACAGTCGCGGAGCGCAAAGCCGCGTCAAAGGCGCTAAATACCGAAGTCCAGAAAACCTACGAAGCCGGAGTCAATACCTTCATCGAAACCAAAATCGCGGAGATGAAGGAACGTGGCGAGTATCTTCCCGACTTCGTATTACAGGACAAGTGGATCAACCCGCAGACTCAGAAAGTCACCAACCTCTCGGCGTTTGGAGTGAAGATTTACGTTGCACTGAACGACAAGATCAACAAGAACCCCGTCCACAATGCGAAACTCCTAAGTCTTGAAGCCATGGGAGCCGCAGGGAAAGAAGCTCGCCTCGCGGAAGTGAAACGGCTCCAGGCTTTGTATCTGCCCAAGATATTCGAGGCAGAAGTAACGCGGATACAGAACGGCATCCGAGAGAACAATAACAAGAAGAAAGAACCCGTACCCGCTGCCACAGCCGCGCGAGTCGAGCCGCAAAGCCAAGCCACAGTGGTTCCCGGTGGAATGTCCCAAGCAGAAGTCCGCGCCTGGGCAGAAACAGAAGTGAAGAAAGACCCAGGTTATGCGGCAATGAGTCCAACCGACCGGGAAGCACTGACAATCTCACTAGCCATGAAGAAACGGTTTGGTGGCTAGAGTCTTTACCCGCTGTGTTACTAAGCGGCATGGGGCTGTTGTAGAATCGCTTTAGGAGGCCGAACGGTCTCTTCGGAACCTAGCAGCCCCAATAAATTCCCCCGTTGCGAGAGCGGGGCGCCCGCGAGGGCATAAGGCAGCGGCGGTCGTCTACGCTTTCTTCAGCCGTCGCTGCTCAAAATTATTCTCTCCTCTTCAGCCGCGGCCCACATAGCCGCGCAACTCCAAGCAGGGCCCAATCACACAACTCAACTTGCGGAGAGGAGAACTACTATGCCCGCACCTAATTACACCACTGCACAAAGTCAGATCGCCCTGATGGAACAGGTGATCAACGAGAACGTGGGTACCTCCCAGAACTTGGACGAAGGTATCGACCGTCGCTTCCAGACCGTCGGCGCGATGGATATGGGCAAAGAGAAATACCGTCACCCCATCCTGTTCGATGTGGGCGGCCAGGCAGGTTCCTATGACCCGGACGGCGGGCCTTACTTCACTGGCACCGGTCCTGAGTACCAACAGTTCATCGTAGTTCCGATTCCGATTTTGCTCGCGATCGGCGCAACTGAACTGCTGGACCGTATCTCGAAAGCTTCTGGACTGTCGATCATCGACCCAGTAGCCAAGATGATTGCTTCCGTGAAGACCAAGATGGCGCATACCCGCAACGCCTTGGCTCAGGGCTACAACCAGTTCATCCTGGGAACAGTCGATGCCAGTTACGCCGGCGGCGCCGTAGTGCCACTCTCGAACAGCCCGTTCGGAAACCGCTTGCTCGATATCAACAACTTGTACGCAGTCACCGATGCCAGCGGCAACTACAACGTGGTTGGCGTTCCGACGGTTCTCAATAAGTCGAACTCCACCGGCGGAACCTTGGACACCGTGCAACTGGATGCGGCTCCGGCTGGCTTGGCGGGGGGATCTTCGTTCCTTCTGATGAATGCGACTTCGGGCGCACCGCTCGGGCCGCAAGGAATGCAGTACCTGATCTCGACCACCAATACGGGCGACCAGGACGGCCTGTCGCGCGCCCTGCCGCAGTTGCAGGCACCGGGCGTCAACGCCAACAACTCGACTCTAACTCTGGGCTTGATTGAAGCTGAGCGTGTGCGTCAGTTGCAGCTTCTGGGCAACGACCAGGAGAACGAGAAACGCTTCTGGTACACCCACAACGTACAGCAGGCTACAGCGCGGCAGCTTGGATTCGCCAAGACCACGCTGATGTCCACCGACGGTAAGCTGGCGAATTTCGATATGTCGCCGGGCCGGATGGACAAATGGAAAATCGGTGATCAGGAAGTCATGACCGACTCCATGGCCGCGATCAACACCGCGTATGACGTTTGCCAAAATTACCTGAGAAAAGTGAGATACCCCGGCAGCCAGAAGTTTTTGCCGGGCACGCTGATGGGCTACTGGTGGCCGCGTTACGCGGGCGGACAGGCAACGTCCGAACGCGACATGCTCTATCAGGATGCTTATAATTTCTATACTTCGTGTATCTGGTGCCACGGAGTAATCAACTCGATTGGCGTCAGTCCGTCAATGAGCGCAGCAATTTAGCGTGCTCTACTTGGTTGACATCCTGCGATACACGTAGTATGGTGTAAGCAGGATGTCTCCCGAGGAGGAGTGCAATGTCCAAGCTATCGGAGTCGCTAAAGAAACGTTGGCAGGACCCAGAGTATCGAGCAATCCAAACCGCTGCGCGTAAGACTGCAAATATCAAACGCAGCGAGGCAATGAAAAAGGAGTGGCAGGACCCAGAGAAGAGAGCCAACAGAGTTGAGTCCGCTCGTAGGTTGGCGCACAACATTGATGTCAGGGCTATGCGCTCTCGTTTAATGGTGGAACGATGGAAGAACCCTGAGCAGCGGGCCAAGTTACAGAACGGCAATCGCAAGCATGGACTGGCTGGCGGTCCTGAATATTTTGCATACCACGGTGCTCGCCAGCGATGCACCAACCCCAAAGACCCGCAGTGGTCCAGTTATGGCGGCCGAGGCATCACATTTGGTTTCGTTTCATTCGATGAGTTCTTCGCCCACGTTGGACTGCGGCCGTCCGCAAAGCATTCACTTGATCGACTCGACAACAACAAGGGATACGAACTCGGTAACGTTGGGTGGAGAACAGCATCGGAACAGCAATACAACAGGCGTCACACGGCCTGTCTCACGCGCTATACCGACGCCGAACTATTGGCCGAGATACAACGCCGCGGACTTAAGCCCTGATGCCTGAACCCGAACTCCCCCAATTAACGATAACCACCACTGTCTTTTTCAAAGGACGGAACGGTGAGATCAAAGAATTGCAGGTAGTTCAACCGATGGACCCTTCACAGCAGAAGATGAACTTCGCTGACATTCAATTGCTGGCGAAGGAAATCAGTAAGGTGATGAAAGAAGAGGAATAATTATGGCAAAAGCGTATCTGTGTATGGAAAACGGCAAATTAGCCTTCACATTCGATCCAGCAAAAGCCATGACGTTTACGGATCAACCGAGCGCCGAGGCCATTGCAGAACTGATGGAACGAACAAAGGGTCAGCATGTCAACTCGGTGAACGAACCCGCGTCTGCTTGACATGTACGAAGACCGCCCCGAGAAAGACACGCCGCAACTGATCCTTGACGAGCTCCGCGAATACGGTGGCCTTAGCCCCGACGGGCAAGTTATCTGGCGCATCGTTCTCGCACAGAACTGCCGCATTCACTGCTTTGGAGCAAGAAACCACATCGAACGCGGCAAGCGAGAGGCCATCGAACAGGATGAAGCCCGGCGCACCGACGAAGGCTTAGCTGTCAAAGAAACGCGGCTGATTGAGCCTGACCGCATAGAAGACGGCGAACACTGGATTCCGCGGTATAAGTTTCGCGGCTGGATTTTAGAACGCTGGTTCCCTGCATCCGTCTGGGGATCTCGGCACAACTGGGAGAGCCAGAAAGCGCGTGACGGCCGCACGACACTCTTAGCGGCTTATCCCCAGCGCGGTTCCTACATGATGATGGCGGGATCATGGCCCACACTCCTCCAGGCGGGAGATTTGAAAGGCGCTATTCGCTGCTACAACGTGCAACAGAGAAGCAACCCAGTGAACTGGGGAAACCACATTCAAGTCATGGCAGTCTTTGAAGCGCAGGAACGCCAGCAGGCCGCAGATGCTTACGCGGAAGAAATCGCCGCACAGCACCGGCTAGGGCTGGAACATGTACTCAGGAGTGTAAGTCCAGCAGCGCAAGAGTTCAGGAACGTGGTCTCGAAGCACACGGCTGGTGGAGTGAATCTTGGCGCGTCGGAGAAGTGGGGCTGAGAACTTTTCGCCATTGTGCGATCCAGTGATTAGGAAATAGCCGATGAAATCTCATCGGTACCAGATTCCCGAACCACGTTGTGCGGTACTGAATGAACTCAAGTCCTGAGTAGAACAACCGTAACCTCGCCACTTCGCGTTCCCATTCGTCTTTCATGCCCGACATTCTAGCACGACCTGCGGAACTACCGCCCGAGAGAGGGTGATTCACCTTGCCAACCATCCAGATCGGGAGCCTACGTTGCATGAGCCTACGTGTGACGGCACTGATTATCACCTTCGCGGGTACGTTGTTTCCGGCAGTCGCGTCATTGAAACCGGAGTATGCCGCTGGGAAGGAAACGTCAGTTCCAGTAGTGACAGCGACGACGCTCCTGCTTGACCGGGGCATTCGCGAACTCGGCGCGCGGATCAGCCCACGATAAGCCATCAGCCGGGAATCGAACCACCACAGGAGAAACTACCGTTATGCCCGATACGCAAGCAGTAGAAACACAAGAAGTCGCAGAGTTTGTTGTCCCACCTGTCCCACTCCGCGACGGGGAAAATCGCTTTGCCGCAGGATTGAACCTTGAAGACGCACGCCGCCGCGAATCCATAATCTCCGACCTTCAGCGCCAGTTGCGCGAACTCGGCCAGGATTCTGCTGCCTCAGAAATCGTTGCTCGCTCCCGCGTTGGACGCGCTGAAAGAGAACGTCAACGCCTGGTGCGCAACAAGATCAGAGAACTCCAAGCCGGCGGGAGTTGTCCGCCCGCGACCATCATCAACTTGAATCCGGTGCGGCTCGACCTGTACGGCCAGCTTCAAGACTTCAGTATCCCTGCGGCTGGTAAAGGCTTGGCCATTGAATTGAAATACCTGGGGCGGACGTTTACCGGGAGCTATCTGACCATCACCGTCCCAAAGGTGTGGCTGAAGACCACAGGAAGCACCAACGACCCGACAGGCGACCGGCCGACATTCGAAGCCAAGCACATTCCTCCAGTGGGTCTCGCGCACCAGTTCTATTCCCACTACACCGAAGGCGCATCGGATGCGCAGCACATGGGCGGAATCCTGATTTTCGAGGGCGACATTCATACCCTCGGGAAACCGCAACTCGAGCGCAGTAAGCGAATGCTGAAGATGCCCGAAGCTCAGTTCTCAACTGAAGACCCAGGGGAAGTCGCGTACACAGTTTCCATGCTGCCATTGGACCAGTATCTCGCGCGTGAACTTGAAGCGCAGCGGAACTATGCGGAACTTGTCATTGCTCAAGGTCATGGTTACGCGACCAGCCAAGCTGACGACGAGCGCAAACAGTTAAGCAACCGCCATATCGTCTGGCACAATTACGCTCTCGAATGCGGCTACATCAAGAAGGGCTATCCGTGGGCATCTTCGAAGCTCGAACGCGCACCATCCGACCAGGTGGTGTTCTGCCCCGACTGCCGCACTCAGCAGGAAGACCCCGCGCAATACTTCTGCCGCAACTGCAACTCGCCGTTTGATGCGTTCAAAGCCTTTATGGCCGGAAAACAAGTCAGTCCTGACCGGCTGGCTATCTACGACGAAACCAGCGACGAGTGGAAGCAGATCATCGACGAGATGAAACGGCGCCGCAACAAGATCGCACAACTCGCCGGTGAGGCCGCGGAAGAAGTAACCCCTCGAAAGAAGGCCAAAGAGTAACCGTTGCCGAACGCGACTCCAAATCCGAATACGCTGGGTGACACGGTTCTAAGGTGCCAGTCGTTGCTGGCTGGCACCACGAAATCAGTAGGGCTCTACACTCGTCCTTACCTGCTGCCGTTTATCCAACAAGCGTATGAGGACATTGCGAGCAACATCAGGAACGCGAGCGGCAAAAACCTCGAAGCAGTGATTGAGGTTCTCAATGTGCCAACGGGAACCTCGTCACTGTATCCGTTTCAAGGCTACGGCGACCCGACGGCGAATCCTCCGGTGAAGCGTGGGGCACTCGCCGGGCTCTTTGACCCGATTCGCATGTGGTGTAAGACTGCCGGCCAGTTGCCGCAGTATTACACCGAAGCCTGGGGGCCGCGGGATACCTTACCTCACGTCAACCCGCCTGGAATCACGCCAGGAACGTATGCCGTCCAGGTCACTTGGGCGTGGATCGGTAATCAGTTGATGATCACACCGGTGGCCGGGCCCATCGACATTCAGGTGTACGGACGATTCAACCCTCCGCCGCTGGTCGATGACAACGACAACCTGGTGCTCTATCCGAGCATGACGGCGTGTCTGGCCTACTGCGCCATGGCTCTGACGGGAGTCGAACGTTCGAACGTCACCATCCTCCAGGGCTACGCCGAGCGCGGGATGGCAATGGTGGACAACATCGTTGCAGACATCATTCGGCAGACACAAAAGAATCCACGCAGGTTAGCAAAGATGGGCGGGTGCGGCGGTTCATCGTGGGGCTGGGGTGGAAGCAGCATTGGGTAATCAAACTTTTCTTTAAGGAGAAACAACCATGTCAGTGAAACTCGCATACGCGGGAGAGATTGAGTACAGCAATACCAAGTGCATCCTGCTCACCGCCACATTCGTCGGAGACTACGGGACGGCTGGTGTTGGCGACCTGATGGACCTTAATCCGAGCCAGAACAACGGCACGGATGGCGGAATCACAGATCCCAACTTCGCCTACAACGCGATCCTGGCGCAGCCGCCCAAGATCATCGGGATCATCAACGACAACCTCTCCGGCTACTATACCCAGGTCAAGCCGAATGCCACGCCGTCAATGACCAACTTCGGACTTCAGGTGTTTGCTTCCGAAGGCAATGAATTGACGACAGCAGAGGCTTATCCCGCAGGCGTTCTTGCCGGGAACACCACGCTCATTGTCGGCATTCCAGCACTTCAGTAAGTACCTCCATGAAAGTCCGATTGGCGGTCGTGGTCTTACTTGCGATCACGGCCGCAGCCCAGATACAAGATAAGCCTAAGGTCATCGACAAGAAGTTCTTTGTCGTCTCGGCCTTCAGCGCGAGCGCATTAGCGTTTGACGCTTACACCACGGCTGCCAGAAAGACAGGCTGTGTTGAAGGCGGAGAACCATGGCTCTTGGGGACTAATCCGACTCCGGGGAAAATCGCGGCAGTGTCAGTGGGTGAATTCGCGTTAGGCGAAGGACTGACTTACCTGCTGAAACGTTCCCATAACCGTCTGCTGAATTACCTGTGGCCAGCGCCGATTACAGCGCGTGGAGCCATCCATTTGTATGCAGGAATTCACAACTACCAGAGTGCGTGTCAATGAAAGAGGCTGACTAACTTGCAGTGGTTCGGGCGGCCCGTGCCACAAAATCGCTTTCTCGGACAGGTTGATCAGGACGATTGCACAAACCTTCCGATGGGGCTTGCCTCGCTCTGCCGGAACTTTGATTTTGCCCGTGACTCTGGCGGCCCAACATGCGCGACCACGCGTGCGGGCAAAAACACGTCCATGCAACTATTGGATGATGACGCTCCGGTGACCGGACTTCTTGGCTTCGTTTACCAGCCGGAATCGGCTACTGATCCCTTCTTTCAACTGCCTCTCGCTTTCCAGCCCACAGAAGGCTCGCAGTACGAGAATCCTGTTGGAACCGGCCGGATGGTCAAGTTCCCGCAGACTAATTTCACTGAGCCGCAAGCTGCCCACGCGATTCAAGCCAGCGCCGGGAACCAAGTGTATTCCGCCTACTCTGACCTGACGAAACCTCTCAGCGGGCTTTCGACGATGGATCCCAAGGCGAAGACCTTAAACCCGTTTGGCATGAAGCCGTTCGGTTTCTACTGGCAGCCAGGATTACCGGTGCTTGAGGGAGAAGTCTGCTGTCCACCGTCGCCAACCACGGGGAATGGGCATACTTACCAGGCGCAGAACTCAGGGACTACGGGAGCAAATGTGCCAGCTTTCCCGCTGACTGAAGGCGGGACGGTAGTCGACAACGGCATCACCTGGAAAGAAAAGACCATGGTGATCGCCAACAAACTCCCGCCGCCATCTCCTCCCGCACTTTCTTTGGCGGGCGGCGGGACCATCGCCATCCACAAAGACGTTTACATCGTGATGAGCTTTCTGAATCCCACAGGGGAATCCGGGGTATCGACCCCGGAATTCATTGAAACCCTCGCAGGCTCGTCAACCGTCGATGTCCAGGTTCCTACCTTGGCACAACTGCCAGGATGGATTCAGAGCCTCAGTTCTGCCTATCAGCCGACCTCTGGGCTGGTTTATGTGGCCATCGTCGCTCACGGAGCCGCCGCGCCGCCGCTATCGGCATACAATAGCTTCGCTTCAACCGGATTAGGCGGAGTTGTCCCGGTTACCGGAGCGGGTTCTGGAGGCGCGCCCCCGACGTTAACGTCCGCGCGTGTGACCCCTGGACAGCTTCCGACGCCCGTAATCACTCCGAATATCGCCCGCTCACCTGGGAATGGAACGTTTCCCGCGGGTCAAGACGTTTACATTCTGTTCACGTACACGAATGCTGCTACTGGGGAAACTCCGGCGGGACCACCCAGTGTAGTGGTCAACACGACCCTAGATGACGGGGTGCTAGTGAACGCTCAGCAGCCGCTGGGCGAGAATAATGTCGCATTGTTCGAAATCAACACGATTGGGGTTTATGAAGCCGATGTCCCCACTGGATCGCCGGCACCCGCATCGTCCGCGTTCTCACTGGTAGGGTACGTCGCGCCCGGAAGCACGCCAACTGTCACCACGACGGCGACAGGCCAGAATCCCCCGCTGACCAACACCACGAACACAAACGGTTCCATCGCCGCGGACACCGCGACCGGCGGAGCCAACGGTACTCAAGGGTATCGCTACGCAGCAGTTGGCTGGATCAACCAAATCGAGACGTTCTCAGGATTCACTGAAGCCAGTGTAGTGAAAACCATCATTGACCTCGACGGCTGGGAAATTGGAGGCTTCAATATCCCCACAGGAATGCCAAACCTTGTAGGCCGATATATAGCATTCTCTATCGCGGATTCGTCGCAGGCAGGGCCGTTCAACTGGATTGGGAATGTCAATTTACAGGTGCCATCGCAGAACGTCGTCTACCCCACAAAGACCGTCATCGACCAAGTAGCCCAGAGTGCAACGGTGATCTTGGACAATGCGACGACACAAGCACTCTTCAACTTCACTGACACGTATCTGGATGCGTCGAACAACGTCGATGACCGCTTAGACATCGCGATCCCACCGCAAGGCGTGCGAGTCGATTATCTGGAGACCGTACAGCGGTTGGCGATTACCGGTGTCCCAGGTCTCGCGGCAGGTGCGTGGATAAGTTTAGGACTCGACTTCGAGAGTTTCTACGCCGACGACAGCCCGGTAGCGATCGCGGGAAGTGGAGACGTTTGCTTTGGAGTCACAGATGCCTATAAGGGCATTCCCTTCGCCATGATGAAAAGTGGCGGGTTTGTTCTCAGTCCAAACACCGGGAACCCCGACAGTTGGTCCGCAATCCGGCGCTGGGGCGGAAACGACCCAGGAAAGCAGTTAGGGCCATGCGGGTTTAGAGCGTGGGATGCTTGCGGGAAGTTCATCATCTTCGCCCATCCTTCAGGTCTCTACAAGTACGACGAGAGCGACCCGGACATGATGTCGAAAGAGATTCCGAAACTCTGGTCACGCATCAACTGGGCCGCACAGCAGTATATTTCCGTCACGATCGACGAAGATACCCACACCGTTCGTGTGCTGGTTCCCACCGGGGCAAGCACCGTGCCGAATGAAGAGTACGTTCTTTCCTACATCGAAGGCTGGAACAACCCGATTCACTTCTCGACGTTCTCAGGAAAAGAAATCTCAATGGACGCAGCGCGCCGCTGGTCCGTCCACGATACCTCAGCATTTGTCTGCCTCAGAATGCAAAGAACCTTGCCGCCCGGAGGAAACACCTATATCGACGGGCCGAGTTTTGAGACGTTGCCGGATTCGAGTTTCGGAGTCACGCAACTCTTATTTGCTTCGAGCGGCCCCGATGGAACGGTGCAGGCCAGGACTCCGGGAATCTTTTCAGACAACGGCGCAGGAATCAAGTCGCCCTACGAAACCATGAGTTCAGGAGCAATGCAAGCCGTCTGTAAACCGGAAGGTTTCAACCTGAATGCCGCCGGCCAAGGGATTATGCTCTCAAGTTTCATTGCCAGCCGCGCCATGGTATCGGATGAAGGCGGCGAACAGAAGTTGATCGAGGAAGAGGAAGAAGTGGTGATGGACCCGATTGCGCTCAGCCCAAAACAGATCGCGGGGATCACGCGCAAGTGTCCTCCAGCAATTAATGAGTTCTGGCGGCTTCGGTTCGATACCGACGGCCAGCCAGGGAGTTGGTTCAGCCTGAAAGCGGTTACACCTTACGTGATCGTGGTTACGCCTGGGCGCGATGCGGGGGATCAGTGAGTCAGACCATCCAAGCCAACCCGCGCGCACTGGTGGAAAGCGTTGCAAGAATGCTGCCGCCAAGCGCCCGCGATGACTTCCGCAATCTGGTGAACGAGATCATCCTTGCGAATCTGACAGCCCTTTCCCCAGGTGGAAACCTGATTCAGATTGGTGGACCACAGCAAGGCTCAAGCGCGCCGCCCGTAGGAGTAACCCATATCGTCACCGGAGCAAACGGAGTAGCAACCGTCACTATCAGCAACCCAGAAGTAGTGAACGGACATACAACTCCCATCTGGCATGAGATCAGCTACAGCCCTTTGAAGAGTTTCACCAGTGAAGTGACCACACTTCCGTCGACGACTCAGTTGTCGGTGACTCTCGCACAATCCGGGGTAAGCGCCTTCTATCGGCTGAGATCGAGCTTCGATAAGAAGACGTGGACGCCGTATCAGTTCCCCGCCAGCGGCCCGAATCCCGTAGACGCAGGGTTGGTCGAAGCTACGGCACTGACACAGGGAGCAACGTTCAATCAATCAAACTTTGCGCTGGTTCAGCCCTATGCTCCAGGCGGAAATCCGTCCATCGCTATCAGCAGCCCGTCAGGGAACTTAACACCTTACACCGCGCAACGCGGCTCAACGCAGTACCGGAGACCGTCGGCAACCTTGGTGGGATTAGCGGCTCCTGTTGAGTATTTCATCGGATTTGATGGAGAGCAGTTTTTCGCGAAGCCAAGTCTCGCGGCGGTTTTGGATGATGACCTTGAACCCGTGGGAGCAGTTACAACAGTTGGCTCAGGAAGCGGAACTGCTGGTGGTGGCGGAGCAACGGGCGGAAACGGCGCGAGGCTAACCGCAGTATGAGCTACAAGATCAAAGACGAATTCATGGATCTCGCGCAGGGGCGCCATGTGGTGATTTTCCGCAACGAGGATACCGGGCATGAGCACCAACTGATTAACCATATCAACCTGCATTCCTGTCCAACCTGCGGACTGCCAAGACCAGATGCGACCGGCGCGAAGATCGACTTTGAACAAACGAAGGCGGAGACCCTCGCGACTCTCAACGAGAACCATAAGCAAGTGGCCGAGTATCGCGGCAAACATCAGCGAGTGCGATTGGGGAATACTCCGAAGCAATGAGAACGACGTTACGGGAAATGACTCCTGCTGACCTTCCAGCAGTTCAGGAGCGGCTGAAAGAACAGAACGAAAGGGATGGGACAAGCTACTCAGTCCCGCAGATTTTTGATGAGAGAGGGCAGCGGTTGCGCAATATCCCGCTCGCCCTCGTTGCTGTCACCGAGGACGGTGAAGTCTGCCAGGCTCACGTATTTGAGCAGACCGTCGAGCAGATGACTTTCGGCATAGACCCGGAAGCGACCGTCTGTAGTCTCCACGAAAAAGCGGCCGTTCTCTTCCTTCTTTCGGAGCGTGGGTATCGGGACCTTCATCTCTTGATTCCACCAGAACGGGCACCCCAAATGCAACATGGTCTTGAAAAGATTTACGGCATGAGCGCAACTGGAATGACACACTTTTATCGCCTGCTGGACCCCGACGAAAACCGGGAACTTCAAGAGTTCTATAGAGAACGCGAGGTGACAGCATGAGCCGAGCTCAACAAGCGCAAGTGGGATCGACCGCCGCAGGCGAAAACCAGACCTTTAACCAAGATGCGACCAATTCCTTCAAGACCACCCAGGGAGATATTGGTGACTACGCGACTGCTGTAGGAGCGTTCCGCGCCCAGAATCCCTACGGCCAAGGTGGGCAAGCAGAGACCGCAGAGAATCAGGAAATCGCGGATACGGCGGCCGGCGGAGCACAAGCGGCAGGGTCGGCACTTCAGAGCGCCGCAGTTCGCACGGGCCAGAATACGGGCGGAGCAATCGCGGCCACAGAAGATATGCAGGCCCAGAACGAGAGGGCATTGGCCGGTCAGGAAGCGACAGCTACACAACAGCGTCTCGCGGCGGACACCGGGTACAACACCACGGCATTGAATGCGACAGCCGCAATTCCCGGAATGGAAAACCAAGTTGCCAACGAAGAAGCCAATGCCTCACAGGGAGCCCTTAACACGCAAGAACAAGCTGCCCAGACACCTAGCTTTTTGGATGAACTCGGTCAAGGGTTGATTACCGCCGGTTCTAATTTCGCAGGCGGTTTTGGGATGGCAATGTGCCCAGCGAAAGGGTCTCTCTACCTGATGGCTGATGGCAGCGAGAAACCAGTTGAGAAACTGGAGGTCGGTCAACTGCTCAAGGGCATCGACGGGGAACCGGAGATCATCGAAGAGATTCAGTCAGCAATTACTCCGGTGCTCCGCGTTGTCACCGACGACGGATTCACCACGCGCAATTCGCGAGTTCACGCCTTCGCACTTCCGGCTGGTGGATTTGTGGTTGCGATGTTCTCTCTCGGAAAGACTATCGTTACCGCCAAGGGCCGCGGAAAGGTCATCAGCGTCACGTGGGATGGGGAAGATGAGGTCTTTAACGTCATCACCGATGGTTCGCATACCTACAGGGCGGATGGTGTGTGGGCCTTGGGAGTGGGCGAAGCAGAGCGTCACGTGAGCATGGATCGCTGGAATGAAATCGGCGACGGAATGGCGGTCAGCCATGTTTAGTGGCGACTGGAAAGCAGGGTTAACAGATCAAGACGAGTTGTCTGGGTATCCCTCGGCAGCATCGCCCCTGTCTGCTCTGGGGATTGACCCTGACGAAGCCAGAGCTAATCCTGATCTACTGGCAAGCCTCACAAAGCCATCCCTAGGCGCTCAGGACAACCCTCGTCCTCCACTGGCAGCAGCAATGAACCCGCCACAAGAGGAACCAGAGAATAAACCGTTAGCGAGTGTAAAGACTGCGGGAGAATTCGGCGGTGCGGCAGATGCTTCGGCACCTGCCGGGCCTGCCCCGAATGCAGCCATTATCCCGGGCTCTAGTGTGAGCGATGCCGACACTGAAGGCATGTCAGCGCTCCGCCAGAACCTTTCGGATGCTACGAAGGTTGCAAATGCCATCCCCACCGAAGACCCTGACACGAAACGGTTGACGGCGCAACGAGAAGCACTTTCCACACCGGCACCACTTTACGACCCACAGACGGGCAAGATGCTTGCCCAGGATCGTCCGTCAACAGGTCAAAGAATATGGCGCGGAGTCCGCGGAGGCTTAGTAGGTGCGCTCACCGGCGGCATTCCTGGGGCCATCGTCGGCACAATCGAGCCTGGGGCTATTCGTGGCGGACAAGCCTATGGGGTGCCAAATCCAACCTACCAACACAACGAGCAGCGTAGGGAGCAGCAGTTAGAATCCACCGATAC